CAGTGTGGGGAACCTGAAGGCGGAAGGGCGTCGAGAGACGGCGGGCACAAGGTTGGCAAAAAAACCGAAGTAGGTCTATGTAATTGAATTTGCTACCGAAAAACTGGCGTTGAGGTTGGTGATGGGTTGGAAGAAAATGCACGGTCCTCCAGGGAAGCCGAAGACCGAAGGGCAGCGGTTATTCCTAGAGATCAAGGGGGAAGAGTTCGAACTCGCGGAAAAGATCGGGTGTGGCGCAGCGGCCGTTGGTCACTGGCGGCGGGGCCGTCGAATTCCAGGAAAAACCTATCGTCACAAGCTCGAGCTGCTTTTCGGCATACCGCAGCGCGCGTGGGATGTTGTTCCAGGGGCCAAGATACCTTCTGAGAAAACTTCTGAGAAAAAGGCGAGCTCGGGCCCGAGCTCAAGTTCGCGAACGAGCTCCGACGAGGACACTCTAGAGATTACGAAGGCTCAAATTGCATCAATCCTCACGGAGCTTGATGACGATAACCTGACCGATGGGGCTACTTCGAAGTTGAGGGATACCCTGGCGAAGCTGCTGGCTCTTCGAGCTCGGATGGAGCGGGATCAGGAGATGCTCGAAGACCGGGCAGTTCGAGAGCATCCCGAATGGTTGAAGGTGAAGTCGGCGATTCTGAACGCGCTGAAACCTTTTCCCAAGGCGTCGGCCGCCGTTATCGAGGCGTTGAAATGACTTGGGCTCCGACTCATTATTGGTGGTACAGGAAATATCTTCCAGAGCGCAAGGGGCAGGCTTGCAATGTCGTTGCTCGAGGCAACGGACGCGGTCCGCGTAACGTATTGGTTGAATTTCAGGACGGAGTCCGGGTTGTGAGCACTAGGTTTTGCGTTAGAAGGTTGCCGTTTTGACCCTCGCGATCGTAAATCGGCGTCGCCACCGAGACGCGCAGAAACGTCGAACCTATCGAGGAGATCTTCGAGGGGACCTCGAAGTACAGACAGAACAAACCACACGGATCACGTGGCCGTCGTCGAAGTATGCTCGAGACCCTGTGGGGTTTTGTCGAGATATCCTCGGCTATGAGCCATGGGAGAAACAGCGCGAAGTAATGCAGGCCGTTGTCGATCATCCGCTCGTTACCGTGAAATCAGGGCACCGTGTGAGTAAGAGCTGGACCGCTGGATCGTTGTCACATTGGTTTCACTGTTCATTTTATGATGCTCGGGTGATTTGCACGGCTCCGACGAAGACAAGCGTCCAGAGCATCGTGTGGCGCGCTATTCGTCAGCTCCATGCCCAGTCTGGTCGATGTCTCAAGTGTAGACTGAAAGATCCATCGGGTCCGATACCTTGCCCGCATAGCACACCGGTCGGTGGTCGAATGGCCGAGAAGGCGGCTACCGGGCTCATCGCTGACGACCTTCGGGAGATTCGAGGGTACACCGTAAAGGACGTCGAGGCGATAACTGGTGTTGCAGGTGCTAATCTGTTTTTCATCATGGACGAGGCTAGCGGAGTCGCCGATGCGATCTACGAGGGCCTCGAGGGAAACCGCGCTGGGTGGACCGAGGAAGCGGGCGTCATGGTGCGAATGCTCCTCATCGGTAACCCTACGCGAACGTCCGGCGAGTTTTACGACTCCCACGAGCACCCACGAAAAAAACTTGTCTACCACCGGATCACCATCTCGAGTCGAGAGACACCGAACGCCGTCCAGAACAAAAACGTAATACCCGGTCTTGCGACGAACGTATGGATTCAGCAGATGATCGCTAAATACGGGGAGGACTCCGCCTTTGTGAAAGTGAGGGTGGACGGTGAGTTTCCGACTGGCGAGGACGGAAAGGCGTTCTCGATCGCTCTCATAACCGAGGCAGAGCAGAGATGGAACGAGACCGACGCCGTGGGAGTTCTTCAGATCGGACTTGACCCCGCTGGGGATTCTGGGACCGGTGATGAAACCTGCTTTGTGGCTCGACGTGGCAATAAGCCCGTCGCTCTGCGGCGCCAGCGCGGCTTGAACGAAGCGGCCCATGGGGTGCAGCTCCTCGCGCTGATAGAGGAGCTCCGGGAGCATCCGCGAGAGAAGGCCATCGTGGTCATGGACAGCGAGGGAAAGATCGGATGGGACACCTATGTTTACCTGAGAAACATTGCGAATCGCAAGGACTCGACATTCGAGCTCCACAAGGTTCGCGCCTCCGATCGAGCCATCCGCGAGCCCCAGACATTCGATCGTGTCCGCGACGAGCTCGCACAAAACCTTTGGAAGTGGATGAAGGACGGAGGATCGATCCTTGAAGACGAGCGCCTCGAGGCCGAGCTCCACGCGCTCGAGTGGGAGAAGGGGACTTCAGGGAGGATGAGGCTCACGCCGAAGAAAGAGCTACGGAAGACCCTCGGGCGCTCTCCTGACTCGTATGATGCGCTGGCGCTGTCGGTATGGCCCGTGCTCGGTGACGAAGAGCTCGTCGACGCAGACGATGACGACGATGACGACTTCGACGGCGACATCGACCCCTACGACGACGACGGGATCGATATTTACGGTTGAAGCTTTGGAGGATGATCGATGAAAGATTTGAACCTCTACTTCCGACACCGGCGAGATAGCTAGGTGCCCGAGATGCAATGGTCCGGCAGCTTCGCCGCATCCGTGTCCGTTCGATGAGGAGATTTACGGCGAGGAAAATCTTTGTACATGCTGTGAGGAGTGTACAAAGAGATGCGCTTCGGACTCCTGAGGACGAGTAATGACTGAAGGCCGCCGACTTTTGCTCCTCGCGCGCGCGCGCACGTCGGATCGTTACATAGCGCTCCGGTGTAGGGTGTCCGTTTCGGCGGTGAGAAATTGGTGCAGCGGTAGATTTATTCCGGGGCCTCGAGCTCGTCTTTTACTGTTTTTTGCCTATCGAATCCCTCCTAACGCGTGGTCAACCTACACGGATAAAATGCTGTAGGTTACGAAAGACAGTATTTTCTCACCGGGCTGCGCGAAAATTATTGTGTGGGTATCAAATCCTCGGTCCGTGATGCTCTCTTGAATCTGGCCGGCTACCTCGGCTATTCACCGAACCCCTACTCTGCGCCTGCCTCCTATCTCGATCTTGACAGCGACGAGGCCGAGGAAGCCCGCGCCCGCTTCGGCGGGCAGATTCAACTCCCCCCGCAAACCCGGACCAGGTGGTATCAGAAGGACGTCGAGACTGCTGAGTGGATGGCGAATTCGGGATCGATGGCCTGGGCGGCGCAGCTCATGGCCTACGCTGGTCGTGATGGTGTGCTCTCCGGCGTGATGTCGACGCGGACCGATGGTCTCGTTCGGCTACCGAAAACATTTCGCGGTCCTGATGACATCCTCCGGGATCTTCGGCGCTCGGACATTTCGAGCCGTCCGGTATTTGATGAAATGTTCCCCCCCTCCGAGCTCGCCAATCTTTCCCGTGACGGGATTGGCCTCGGAGTTGGGGTTGGGGAGATGCGGTGGGTAGAAGCTCGGGAGTATCCGATCTTTGTCCGTCTCGATCCGCAATACCTCATCTACAAATGGCAAGAGGATCGCTGGTACTACCAGTCGGTGATCGGGCTCCTTCCGATCACTCCTGGAGATGGTCGATGGGTCCTGCACACCCCTGGAGGCCGTCAATCTCCGTGGCAAGCCGGCTTGTGGCGCTGTCTTGCTCGAGCAGCGATACGGAAGGATCACGCCGCCCTGGGTCGGGACAACTGGGAACGGAAACTAGCGAACCCGGCGCGGGTCGCCGTCGCCCCGGCGGGCGCGGCCGAGGCTCATAAGCAAAGCTGGTTTCGTAAGGTGATGGCTTGGGGGATGAACACCGTTTTCGGCCTCACTCCCGGCTACGATGTGAAACTTCTAGAGTCGAACGGGCGCGGCGCTGATTCGTTTGTCGAAACGATTCGAGCTCAAAACGAGGAAATGATCATCGCGGTCGCCGGTCAAACTGTGACTACAGAGGGCGGCATCGGGTTCAGCAATGCCGACGTTCATAAATCGATCCGGGCCGACCTCATCCAGTCAACTGCGCAGTCATTGGCGTACACGATCAATACCCAAGGACTCCCGGCCTACGTTGCTAGTGTTTTCGGTGACGATCGTCTAGATGCGTGTCCGACTGTCGAGTGGGACACTACCCCTCCCACGGATCAGGCAAGCGCCGCAAACGCTCTTCTCCAGGCGGGCTCGGCTATCGACATGGTTCGAAAGGCCCTCGCACACGGCGGCCTAGAACTCGACGTCCGAAGCACAGCTGAGCAATTCGACATCAAGGTTGCCGGGATACTCGAGATCGGTGAAGTAAGCGCGATAACTCTTGCCCCCACGGACATTGCAAAGGTCGTCCTGGTTCGGGAAGCAAGGGAGGCGCAGGGGCTTCCACCCCTTGGAGATGAACGCGACGACATGACCGTCTCTCAGCTTGGGGAATCCACAAAAGACGAGTCTGGTGAATCGTCTGTCCTCGGGGTGGCCGCATGACAAAAGAGATGCATCGCTACGAGCCCCGGTCTCCGTTGCAGGCGATCGATCCCAAGGCGTTCTTTTGGCTTTTCGCCGATCCTCCTGACACCGATAACGAGGAGCGCGACGACGCTACGATCGTTACAATCCGCGGCCCGCTTTCACAGCATGACGATTGGTGGCAGGACTCCTATGAATCGATCCGTAGTAGGGTTTTGGATGCCTGTGAAAAGGCTCCCCAGAAAATCATCATGCGGATCGATAGTCCCGGGGGAGATGTCGCCGGATGTTTCGACGCTGCTCGAGCAATCCGAACGATGTGTCAAGTCGCTGAAAAAGAGCTGATCGTTCATGTCGAAGGGCGGTGCTGTTCCGCGGCCTACGCGCTGGCTACCGCTGCGGATCGGATCGTTGCATCTCGTACCGCCGAGCTCGGGAGCATCGGGGTGATCGCCGTGCGCCTCGACGAGTCGAGGGCGATGGAGGAAAGCGGCTACAAGGTAACGCTGATCACGAGCGGTGCCCGCAAGGCTGACGGATATCCGTGCATTCCGATGAGCAAAGACGAGCTCGCGGCGTTCCAAGCAGACATTGACTCACTAGCCGGCGAGTTCTTCGACCTCGTGTCGGTTCGTCGCCGGCTTTCTGTTGATGAAATCGCGGCCTTCGAGGCTGCTTCGTTCCGCGGCGATGCCGCACTGAAGGCCGGGCTGGTCGATGAGCTCGGATCATTTGACAACCTTTTAGCGACGCTTGGCGGCTCGCAAGGGGAGATGAAGACTATGAGCAAAGAGGAAGAGGCACGCGCCGCTCTCGAGGCGCTCGCCGAGGATGAGGACAGCACCGAGGAGCAACGCGCCCGAGCTCGGAAAGGGCTCGCGGCCCTGGACGGCGAGGAAGAGCCCGAGGACGGAGATTCCGAGCCCGAAGGTGAGGACGAAGAAGAAGAGCCCGACGCCGAGGGCGAAGAGGACGATAAAGAGACGGCGGCCGCCGCTCCTTCCACGGTGAGTGCTTCGACCGCTGCCTCTATCGCTGCTCACGGATCGAATGTCGAGAGGCGTCTCGAGAGGCTGGAGCGCAAGCACGAGGCCGAGGAACGCGATCGCTTGATCGCCGCCCACGGGAACGTATCGAAGGGGTTGTCGAAGCTTCTCGCTTCGAAGCCCCTCTCCGAGGTCAAGGCGATCCTCGCGGAGCTCCCGAAGGCGAAAAAACCAAAGCTTGGCGACGCGGCCGCCACTACCACGGTGGCGGGAACTCGCGGCGGTGGTGAGAGGTCGGAATCCCGGCTCTCGCCCGAAGAGTCGTTGATGATGGACAAGGCCATGGGCTTGCATAAGGCAAGCCACGGGATCGTGAAAAGAGGCTCAACCCTGTATCTCGGCGCTGAGCTCCGGGAAGGCGAGGTGTCGAAATGAGGGTCCGGGAAAAGACGATCAAAACGATCAAAGTGCTCCTCGCGAACGGTGAGAGTGCGATCCAAGGTCGCATGGCTGCGATCAATACCGCCGACGGTATGGCTCGAGACTGCGATACCGCGGCGACAACCCTGCTCCCGATCGGACGGTTCGCCGAGGACCTCGAGGGCACCGGGGCGAACTATGTCAAAATCGACCTCTTCGAGGAGGTCAAGGCCAGTGGGTTCCTGAACGACAGCGCGCCAAACGCGGTCGCGGCGGCTCACATCTGGTCGGAAATCTACATCAAGGACTCTCAAACCGTGTCGACCAGCTCGGGCGGCTCGACCCGCTCGGTTGCCGGGCGCGCAATCGCGATCGAGGGATCGATCGTCTACGTGCAGGCCGGCGTCGCGGTCACTGGTCCTAGCGGTCTCGGATCGGACTTCAGCGCGGGCGTCGCCGACAAAACAGCGCTCAAGGCCGTCGCGGCCGCGAGTCGCTTCGACGGGATGTTGATCCAGCTCCAGAGCGACATGAGCTTCTGGATGTTCGACGCGTCCAGCTCCGTTTCGGCGGATGAGGCGGAAGAGCTGGTTATCGCTCCGACTGCTGGAACTGGTCGATGGATCGCCGCCGACAAAACCAAGGTCCTGAAGATCCCCGTTGACTATTCCATGAGCGACGGTGACGCGATCCTGACGGTTCCGACCGGGTTCGTTCTCCGGCTCGCCGCTCTCCCCTACTGGGAGGTGACCACGGGCTTCACCGGCGGCTCGAGCTCGGCGATCGGCGTCTCGACCTCGGTCACCGGCTACGAGACCGGTGGTGACATCCTCGGCGGCGCCTCGGGTGACGTTGCCGCCACCCTGGTCGCCGGCGTCGCCGCTGGAACCCTGGGCGGGGAGCTCGACGATCATGCCGGTCTCCAGGCCCTGGCTCTCGTCGCCGCCGACGAGCTGCAGTTCGACGCTATCACAAGCGCTTTCACCGCGGGGGCCGGCTACGTCTGCCTCCCCGTCGCGATCGCGACGGTGTAAGGGAGGTAGGAAATGTACATTGATTTCGCAAGTTGGGTGCACGATCTCGAAAGCAGGATGCAGACCATCACAGTCGATGCCTACAAGACAGCTCTCGCCAAGCTGTGGTGGCAACGGGTGGCCGCTCAAAAGAGCTCGGTCTCGAAGAAAGAGGTGTTCACCTGGCTGATCTCCACGGCAATGCTCCGAAAGATGGAGATCGGAACCGCTCACTTCGAGGACATGCTCTCGGCATACATGGAGATCGAAAATGATTTCGTCTCCGACGGCCTCAAGCTCTCGCGTCCGCAGCTCGAGGACGTGGTCAACGGAGTCCCCGGCGGCGAGGGTCTGAACGTCGCGTCTCGATGGTCTCGGGACATCGGGGTTCAGGCGGCATATTGGCCACAGAAGAGCGTTGCACACGCGATCCTCGATGGGGCCGCGGCGACGAGCCTGGCCTATGACGGCCTGACCTTCTTCAACACCGGGCACTATGTCAACGGCGTCGACAGCTCCGACGGAACGTTCTCGAACATTCTCAACCCGACTACCGTAGGGCATGCTACCCGAATCGATGCCGCTGTCACCATCGACGCCGCGATCGAAAACCTGGCGGCGTGTCGGTCCCACCTGGCGGCGATCAAGATGCCCAACGGGAAGGACCCGCGCAACTTGCAGATCAAGGCGATCCTGCATCCTCCGGCGATTCGAAGCCGGGTGGTCCAGATTTGCTACGGTTCGCTCGTGGCGCAAGACGCGACCAGCGGCGGCGGTGGCTCGGCGGATGTCGCGCCGGTCGTCAAAGACTGGATGCTCGAGAAGCCCCTCGAGGCTCCCGAGCTCGGAGCGTCGTTCCAGTCCGTGGCAGGTAACGCGGGGTCCGATACCTCGTATTACATCCTCGCCGGCGAGGGCCCTGCCGATGACGAGCTTGGCGCGCTCGTCTACCAGGAGCGCCAGCCCTTCGGAGTCATTTACAACGATGGCATGACCGACGCCGAGCTCGCGAGGACTCAAGAGCTCCAGTGGTTGAGCCAGGGCCGCAACGCGGTCGGGTACGGCCACCCGTACCTGCTCTTCCGGGCCGACGTGAGCTAGGCATGAGCGGCAGGGCTAAGAACCCCGCCAAGGGGGCCTCGGCTCCCAAGGCGGGAAAGAAGCCGGCCTCCAAGTCCTCCTCGAAAAAAGAGGGGGCCTCGGAGGCGGTTGCGGATCGGCTCGATGAATCTCCTTCCCCCGGAGGCGCATCACCAAAGGAGAAGGAAGCAGAACGGGTCGATGGGGTGGAGGCGGCGCGGCTACGCCGGCTCAACAGGGCCGGCGTGGCTGCGCCTGGTTTGTGCGCGGTCACGGGCGTGAAGATGGATGTCGGGCCGCGATCGAATCCGTGGCTTCGTCCGATGACCGGGAATCTTTCGGTGAGCAGGATCGGATCTTCGATCATGGTATCGCAGGTGTCTTCTTCGGCTCTCGAGAAGGCGGTCGAGTATCTCCGGGAGATCGAAAAAGAGGCCGATGAGTGAGCTACCTCGACCTAGCGACCTATAAGACGTTTTCGGTTCTACCGGCGGTAGATATCGATGACGTCGAGACGATCCAGGCCGGCTGGGTCGATCGGAAGCTCCAGGCTATCAGTAACGCGGTAGATGCTCGCTTGAGAAAGCGCTATACCGTCCCCTTCGAATCCCCCTATCCCGATCAGGTGTGTGACTGGGTTGCCCGGCTCATGGACCCGCTCCTTCTCAAAAAGCGGGGCGTTGACGCGACCGATGAGCAATTCGTTTCGATCGCCGATGATGCGAAGGCCGCACAGGAAGAAATAAAGGAAGCGGCCGACGCAAACGAGGGACTCTTCGATCTTCCGCTGGCGGACACCGCCGACGCATCAGCGATCGCCAAGGGCGCGCCCCTGGGCTACTCCGAAGCGTCGCCCTACGTCGGGATGGACGTCCAAGAGTACTACGGCCGAGACGAGGACCTCGACGGGTGGGGGTCTGGCGATGTCTGATGGTCGCACGGTTATACAGTCGTGGATCGAGAGGCTACGCGATCTCGGTGAGTCGGTGGATGTCATCGCCGGCGACATTGCCCCGGAGTTTCGGTTCGAGCTCGAGGGCAACATCATGGCGGCCCGGTCTCCCGATGGGACACCATGGAAACCTACACAGAGCGGCTCTGCTCCGCTCCAGGAGGCCGGGAAGGCTCTCGGGGTTGCGGCTGTAGGTTCGAAGGTGATCGCTGTTCTTCGCGGTGTTGAAGCCCGGCATCACTATGGCCATGTTCGAGGGCGTATTGCCCGGCCGATCCTTCCGAGCTCGAAGCTTCCGGCGCAGATCGTGGAGCTCATCACCCGAGTCGCGAATCAGCGATTTCGGCTCATCATGGGTGGTGCGTGATGGCGATCATTCTCGCGCTCGAGCAGCTCTATAACGATGTGGTTTCTCGCTTCTCTGACGAGTCAACCGAGGTTCCCAACGTTTTCGGCTGGCGCGAGCCGAAACACCGGGGCGGTCAGCAGAACCGAATTTGTTGGGTTCCAGGCGACCCTTCGGGGTCCGCTGGTGAGGTGGTCGGAGCTCGACAGCCCGGGAGAAATCCACGGCCTCTCGCGACACTTGAAGAGACGTTCACGGTCTATATTGAAGGCCGCGATTCGTCCGATCCTGAGAACGAGCTCGTGCAGTATCACGCCGCGAGGATCATCTTCGACGCGTGGTATAGGGCGGTTTATCTGGCGTCAAGGACCTTGGTCAAGGTGAAGTCTACGAGCTGGATGGTAGACCGCACGGCCCGACGAAACGGGGCGACCTTACGGGCCATCTGCACGATTCAATCAATGATACCCGATGCCGCCTACACGGTGGCTGAAGATGTCGAGGCGGTGGTCGATCCTCAGCTAGACGCCGACGCCGATGAAGAAACCGAAAACACGAGCGACGCGGCAATGCCTGTCCCGGCGCTCGAGGAGTCCTGATCATGACACAGCCTAACGTTACCATGACCGAGCTAGATGGCGCGCTCGGTATTCTTCCGCCGAGCTCGGGCGCTCTTCTCGCTATCGTAGGATGCTCGAGCAAGGGCGATCTTGACACTCCGGCGGCCTACGCTCGAGTTTCCGATGTCGTCGCCGATTTCGGCCTTGGTCCGCTCGTCGAGGCGGCGGCCTACGCCATAACCAAATTCGGTCGCCCGGTCCTGCTGGTCCGCGTCGACGATGTGACCGCGGGGAGTCTGACCTCGGCGGTGTTGACCGGGTCGGGCACGGCCACCGTGAGCGTGGCTGCGTCTCCCGATCCGATCGATGACTGCGAATTCCATTTCGAGGTCGTGACCGGCGGAGCCCTGGGGACGGCCGGGATCGTGTTCAAATGGTCGATGGACGGCGGGCGTACCCAGTCGGCCGAGACCGCCTTGGGAACTGCGCTGACGTTCGAGTTTCCCGACTCCGGTGATCCGGCGGTTGGCGATGTTGAGCTGACTCTCGGGGTGGCAACGGAAACTTTGGTCGCCGGCGACATCGTGACATTCCGCTCCACTGCTCCGATGTGGGACGCGACCGAAATCGGCACGGCTCTCTTGGCGCTGCGCAAAGCTACTCAGCTATGGTCAATCGCCCACATAGTGGGGGCCATGGATGCCACGCTATTCGCGGCAGTCGAAACGGCTTTCGGGGCCATGCCCAGCTACGGAAAAGACCGCATGTATATCGGGCATACCAGGATTCCCGATATCGCCGAAAGCGAAGCAACCTATCTCACGGCGCTCAATACGATCTATTCGTCGCTGTCGACGGTGTACGGCTCCGTGTGCGCAGGGACGGCGAAGATGATCAGCGGCGTGAGCGGTCGACAGTACCGACGGCCTCCGTCGTTCTGGGTCGCTCCGGCCCATGCGGTGGCCTCCGAAGAGGTCAATCTCGCCAATGTGAAGGTCGGACGAATGGACGGGGTGATCATTACCGATAGCAATGGGAACCCCGACGACCACGACGAGTCGACCAATCCCGGCCTCGACGATGCTCGTTTCCTGACGCTTCGAACGTGGGAAGGGCGCCCCGGCGTGTACATCAACAGGCCTCGGATGCTCTCGACCCCGACGAGCGATTACCAGCTCATCCCGCACAGAAGGGTGATGAACCTGGCGAAAACCGTGATTCGTTCGTACCTCGAAGAGCGGGTGAACGAGGAAATACTGGTCAACTCGACAACGGGATTCATCCTCGAGGAAGAGGCTCTCGAGATTGAAGCGGGGGCCAATGCGGCACTCCGGGGCTCCCTACTGACGAAGCCCAAGGCCAGCGCCGCCCGTCTCGTGCTCAGCCGAACCGACAACCTGTTGAGCACCAAGACGCTCAACTGCACCTGCAGAATCGTCCCCTTGGCCTACCCGGAGTTCATTGAGGCCGAGATCGGATTTGAAAATCCAGCAATTCAAGCGAGAGGCGTTTGATAGGGGAGTGGTAGACCATGTCTGACGAAATCAGAATCAACGGGATCGCGCATTCTTGGGGTTCCACGAAGCTGAAGATCGACGGCGAGCGCTATTCCGGCATCAGCTCGATCTCCTACTCCGACAAGCTCGAAACGGCTTTCGGCTACGGGATGTTGAAATCCCAGCGTCCCCGAGCTCAGTCGAGGGGGAAGTACGTCCCCGAGCAAGTGGTCATGAAGTGCATGACGTCGACGGCGCAGGCGATCCGGGACAAGCTCGCTGAAAAAGGGGATGGGACGAGCTACGGAATGACGATCGTCCCAATCGTTCTCCAATACCTCGAACCCGACGATACGCCGATCACTGTTGAATTCGAAGAGTGCCGTCTTGTCGAGGACGGGTCGTCAGATGAGGAAGGGTCCGATGTACTCAGCTGTGAGATCAAGTGGACGACCACGGGAATCAGGCGAAACGACAAGACTCTATATCAGGAGTAGATGATTGGAACGAGATCAGATCATGCGATGGTTTGCGTTTGAGCATCTTCCGGAGAAGCTCCGGGAGGTGTCTCGGCCATTCTGCGAGCTCGCGGAGCATGTGCACAAGACGTTGCCCCGCTGCGCGGAGCGAACCGTTGCACTGAGAAAGATACTCGAAGGGAAAGATGCAGCGGTAAGGGCAAAGCTTAGCGAGGAGTGACAAAGATGGAGTCCGAGAAGAATATCAATCGGTCCAGCGACTTTGAAGAAAAGAAGGCCGCGTTGCTCGCGAGGATCAGCGCTTCGAGAAAAAGTACCAAGGAGCTCGAGAAGAAAATCCAGGAGGAGTCGGAACTAAAGGACCTGGAAAAAAAGGCACGAAAGGCCGAGCTCCGAGCTCGCGACCTCCCGCATATAAGGGACGCCGAGATCGAGCACGGCGTCATTGGCGTTGTAAAAACCGACGAGGATGGCGCAATCGTGCTGAGAAAGCCCAATCACCTCGCATTCGATCGGTTTTCAAGCCGGATGTCGGTGACCCAAAAAAAACCACTCGGAAGTGCCGACTATTGGAAAATGATCAGGCCCTGCATCGTGTATCCCGAGGCTTCCAAGGTAGATGACCTCACAGAAAAATATCCCGCTCTCATGCTCACTTTGATCAACAAGGTAATCGAGCTGGGTAACGCTGGGATTGAAGAGGCCGAGGGAAAATAGAAAGCCTGCGAAAGCAGGCGAGACCGGATTCGGAAAGTTACAACGTTCGATTCGCTGCCGATCTTATATTGGCGGCTTTGGGGACTGAGACCGAAGATGAAGTTCAGCAGATTCGGGCGGTGGCCGGGGCGATGGAATTGGCAACGGGCCTGTTTGAACTTACGAAGCTGAGGAAACTGGTACAGAAGGCCCTGAAGTGAGGACGACAAAGTGGCAACGGAAACCGCAAAATTCGCGCTCGATCTCGACGATGGGATCAGCGCGTCTTCCGAGGCCGCCGAAGACTCTCTAAAATCACTCCAAGATCAGATCGACAAAGACAACCGAGCTCTCTCCCAAATGAAAAAGGCCATGCGAGAGATGCAGGCCGGGAGCTCTGTGGACATATCGGCCTACAAGAGGCTGAAAGATCAGCTAGACGTAACCCAGAACTCGATCGCGAAAAACAGGGCGGCGTTCATAAATCTCGGCGGGGACTTCGCCAAGCTTGGACATAAAAAGCCCCCGAAGCCTCCGGAGGTGGCAAAGCCAACGGGGCTTGAAGATATGCTCTCGGCGGCCAATGCTCTTCCAGGACCGCTGGCCGATGTCTCGAAGGGCGTGGTCGGTGTGACTTCGAAGGTCTCGGGACTGGCGGCGGCTGTCGGTGTCGCCGGCGGCGCTATCATCGGGGTTGTGGCGGCGATGACAATGCTGGTCGCAGCTCTGGTCGCTGTCGCGGCGGCCACGGCCAAGGCTACCGTAGAGCTCACGAAATACGCCGTCGCCCAAGCTGACGCAATGCGCTCCGAGCGTCTGCGCCTCGAAGGCCTTGGCACTCTTCGCCGCTGGATGCGACTGACATCGACCGATGCCGCGGAGATGTCAGAGTCGATCAATCGGGTCGCCGAGCGGGTTCCCCTCTCCCGCTCGGCGATCGCCGGATACGGTCAAGAGCTCCACCGTCTCGGTATTCGAGGCCGGGCCGCCGAAGATGCTCTCGAGGCGCTCTCGATCGCTCAAGCTGTCCAGGGCGACCTCGGCCGCCAGCGGCTGATGATGCTCGTCCGGATGGCGGGTCACTCCGAGGGCGCCATGCGTAACCTTTCGATGAGGGTACGCAAGGAACTCGGAAGCGTCGCCGCCGCTCAGATGAGATCGCTCACGATGATATCAACGAAGCTGGGCGAGTCCCTTCGCGCGCTCGTCGCCGGCGTGAAGATTGATACGCTCCTCGGCGGGCTCTATCGGCTCTCGAGGCTCCTCTCTCAAAGCACGGAATCAGGCCGAGCTCTTCGCGCGATCCTCTCGACGGTGCTCGGGGTGTTCGTCGGCGAGCTCGCGACCACGACCCCCATGGTTGAGTACCTGTTCAAGGAGCTTGTGATCGTTGCTCTCAAGGCGGCAATCGCGTTTTTCGTTGTCAAAAATGCCATAACGGACGCGTTCGGGGACAACCTACTCGCGCGGTTGATTTCGTCACAGAAGGCTATCGAGGGCTTCAAGATTGGGATCATCGCCGTCGGTCTCATAATCACGAGCGTCGCCGCTGTCCTCGTTGGCTTCGGTCTGGTGCTCGTGGGGCTCCTCACTCCGTTTGTCGTGATCGCCTATGCGATGTACCGAGGATACCAGCGGGCACAGGAGCTCTATGCATCATTCTTGAGGCTGCGGGGTCTATTCAGTCCGGCGGGTTGGATCGCTTCCGGTCAGGCGATGGTCCAGGGGATTGTTCAGGGGCTGACGGCGGGAGCTGCTCAGCTCCGGGCGGCTGTCACAAGTGTGGCGACGGATGCTATGGGAGCATTTCGTAACGCGCTCGGTATTCATTCCCCGTCGGCAGTGTTTAGAAATCTCGGTCTTGCGATCCCCCGAGGGATAGTCCAGGGGATCGAGCTCGGATCGTCCGAAGCTTCCGCGGCGGCTGGCCGAGTAGTATCGACGGCTTCGGAAACAAGAAACACCGTTTCAACCACGACAAACAACGTTCGATCAATCCAGGGAGGTCAATCTCGATCGGTGAGCGTCGGGGAGCTCCATGTGCATGTAGGTAGAGGAGAGGGCGAGGGAGAGGGCTCCGGCGAGGATACGGCCCGAAGGGTAACCGATGCTCTCCGCGAGTTCTTCGATTCCGGCCTTGCGACGGAGATGCCCTGATGTCATTCGATCCTATTCGATCCCCAGAAGACGACGTCTACATCAGCAACAAGCTGGTGCCCGGGATCGTGGTGATCACTGGCCTCAAGGCCGAGAGAAGTTGGGACGAGCGACAAGAATACGGAACGTTCGGATGTCGGCTGAGATACAAGGGGCAACGTCTCTCGCATTTTTCACTGATAGTCGGCCTCTATACGCAAGAGCATTGGGACGATTGGCAGGAATTCGAGCCTATCGTTCGGCGACCTCCACCTCCGGATCGCAGTCTTTTTTCTACGATTACGAGCATTCCGAGCTTGTACAGGGTGATGCAATCTCAATCACCACCGCTCTCGATTCGTCATCCATTGCTTGATCAGTACCGAATAAATCGGGTTGTGATCGAGGGCGATGTCGCACCTGTTCAAAATGAGCAAGGGGTATGGACGGCGGAGATCAAGCTGATTCAATATCGGCAACCCGTCCGTGTGTTGTCGAGCTCGGGCGGCCGGCCACGAGAAGAGGGGACGAGCGCTCAAGATCGGGAAATAGCGGCTCTCACATCGCAGCTCAATCAACTGGCAAATCGGGGGAACCGATGAGTGTTGTAACATGCAACGATCACGCGCTGGTCTCCGTCGATCTCCATGTCCCCCATCGGGGCGCGTGGTGGGCGAAGATTGAATTCGTCGACGCCCCGGATGATATCGAGAGCGGGGAATCAGTCGAGATAGCGATCGATGAGCTGCGGCTCTCCGGGACGATTGTTGCAGACCACGACGGTACCCACGGGGGCCACCGAAGGGCGCTGGTATTCGCCGGCGCCGCTGGTTGGGGGACCGAGATGTCTCCCCAGCACTACAGAAGCGACACCGGAGTCAGGGCTCTCCTCGTGGCGCAGGATGCCGCTCGAGCTGCAGGCGAGTCCCTGGGGACGTTCGAGCCTGCCGAGGAGCGCCTTGGGCCGCACTACGTGCTCCAGGGCGGCCTCGCCCGACGAGTGCTCGAGGACGCGATCGGGGCCGTGCTGTGGTGGGTGGACTACGAGGGCGTAACGCAGGTCTCAGACGCCCGCCCCGAGCTCGAGGCGACCACCAATAACTATCGAGTTCTGGATTACGATCCGCTCGAGCGAATCGTAACTCTCGAAATTCAGGACCCCCGCGGCGTGGTCGTGGGGTCGGTGATCGAGGAGGGCCTCGACGAGTCGCAGGTGGTCCGGGAGCTCGACCTCAAGGCGAGCTCGGCGGGGCTCCGGATGCAGGTTTGGACGGGTGAGGGGAAATACGGCCTCGCGGATAGCCAAGCCTATGCCGCCCATCGTCGCTATGCCGAGGCGCATCTGTGGGGGTCGTGGCGCTACCGGGTAACTCGAATGAATGGGGACAAGCTCGACGCCCGGCCAGTGCTCTCGTCCCATGGCCTCCCCGAGCTCGTCGGAGTCGAGTGCTCTCCAGGTGTCCCGGGTTGCGACGTCGACGTCCCTGACGGCCTCGAGGTGCTCGTGGAGTTCGTCGAGGGCAACAGGGCGCTCCCGAGGGTCGTCGCGTTCTCAGGGCACGACCAGGCGTCATGGTCGCCCACTCGATTGACCCTCGACGCTGCGACCGTGATCGAGCTCGGCGATGGAGCCCAGCACGAGGTTGCTCTTCACAACCTCGTCGAGGCCGAGCTCGACACTCTGAAAAGCGCGATTTCTGGGGCGGCGACGGGAACACAGGACGGAGGGGCGGCGTTCAAATCGAATATTTTGGCGGCTTTGACATCGTGGCCGGGGTCGACAGCAGCGGACAAGGTGAGGGCCGAATGAATCCTACGGTACAGGCCGCTCTCGCGGCGTCTCTTGCTGAGCTCGAGGTAACATCGTCGCTTCCATCTGCCCCGTACTACTACGGCGGAGACGTATGGTGCGAGGCCGATGTTGACCCCCGTTGGCGTGAGATATCAGACACGGCTCTGGTGCTCGCACAGCATTGCGTTCGACGGATGGACACTCCGAGCGGCCTCCCCGACGATCCTGAATGGGGGATGAGCCTGCACGATTACCTCAATCGTCCAACCACCCGGAAGGAGCTCTACGCGCTCGAGGGCGAGATCGCCGCCGAGCTCGGGGACGACGATCGGATCGATGAGGTGAGATGCACGGTCGATGCCTCGAGCGATACGAGGACTCTAACGGTCAATCTTCGGATAGTTCCGCTCGACCCCGGAGGGGAGTTTTCGCTGACGCTGTCGGTGGCTGATACCGGGATCATAATCGAGGAGATGTCGAAATGAGCTACACTCTCGACGAGCTCACCAATCCACTGACCGCCGATGAGGTCGAGACCGCTATTTATTCCGCGGTCGAAGGCCAGGGGGCAAAGACCACGGCATGGAAGCCGGGGGCTGTTGTCCGGACATTGATCGCCGGAGTCTCGCTCGTTTTGGCGGCGTTCTCTTCTCTGATTGCCCTGATCGCTGGCGCGGGATTTCTCGATCTCTCGTCCGGGGATTGGCTGACCCTGCTCGCGGAATACGTTTTTGGGGTCGAGCGAATTGACGCGACGTTCGCAAGCGGCACGGTGACGCTGACGAATGCGAGCGCTACTCCCTACTCCGGAGGCGCTGACGATCTGATCGTCCAAAATTCGACCACTGGCGCAACCTACCGATCGACCGAAGCATGGAGTCTCGCGGCGTATGGAACGACGGATGTAGCGGTTAGGGCTGTCGAAGCTGGTTCTGACGGGACGTCCCCCGCCGGGGACATTGACACTCTCGTGACAACGATGTCGGGTGTCACGGTTGAAAACGCCGCGGCGCTCGTCGGGTCCGATGAAGAAGAAGATGACGCGCTGAAAACCCGTTGCAGGGAGCGCACCGGGGCTCTTTCTCCTAATGGGCCGAAAGATGCCTACGGCTACGCGGCGAGAAACGCGGTTGATTCCGACGGGGTCTCGATCGGAATAACTCGAGTCACGACACAGGCCGTCGGCGACGGTTCGGTAAATGTGTGGGTCGCTACTGATTCCGGCGGGGTGACCGGCGACGTCGAGGACGAGGAAACCGACCTCGGCGCCGTCGCGGCTGCAATTTATGAGCAGGCCGAACCCCTGGGTATCGAGGCGGTTGTCGATACAGCCTCGGAGCTCAACGTCCCTGTGGTTTATGGTCTCTGGATTTATACCAGTGCAGGCCTCACCGACACAGAGGTCAAGGCGCTGGTGAGCTCGGCTCTGGCGGAGCTGTTCTCTGATACTCCGATCGGCGGACACCTGATCGGATCGAATCGATACCTTCACATGGATCGAATTGCTGCGACGATCGAGGGCGTCCGGCCCGATGTTTTTCATGTTGACCTGGCGGCTCCGGTGTCCGATGTGTCGATGACTATCAACCAAGTTGCGGTGCTCGGCACGGTCACGGGAGTGGTAACCCTGGTAAGCGGCGGTGATCTCTGATGGCAGGGTTTTGCTATCTCGTCAGCGATATGAGTGAGCCTATCGGGTATCGCGACCCAATCGTGTTTAGCCAGGCTGGCACCGGAGATCCGGAGTCCGGTTATTGCAATTGCAGTGCGGAATCGGTGGACGTTTGGATCGAGTATGGACCGATCTCGATAGACGTGATTGTCGATGGTGAGTGGCAACCTGGATGGTCTGGAACGATCACCGAAACAGGGTCATATACGCATCAATACGAAATCACCGAACATCCGTCCTTGCTAATTGGGACTTGGACTCTAAATTTTGATGCCAGCTGTGGGGAAGTAATTTGGGTCACCGATCAATATTTCGACTTCGAGGTGATTGACCCGGGCCCGAGCTATCTGAGTATGCTCGAGTTCGTCCTTCCGCCGTGGCTGCTTCGAACTGAGGGGATCAAGCTCGTTCGAGCTCTCGCGTCGGTGATCGACGATCACCGAAACAGGGCGGCCGCTGGCGTCAAGCTTCGCTTTCCGGGCCTCTACTCGTTGGAGGGAGTCGACAAGCTCGGGAGCGATCGAAGGCTTCGACGCGGACCAAATGAGGACTCTGCCGTATACGCGGATCGATTGAAGCGATGGTGGGAGGACCACAGGACGCGCGGCGGGGCGTATGCGCTGCTCGAGCAAATGTTGGCCTACCTCGACGGTACTCTCGACCCTCCATATGACGTGGTCTCCTATCGTGGCGTGCGCCATGTGATGGACGCAAATGAAGACATCACCAGAGATATCATCACGTGGGGAACTGACGAAAACGATGATTACTGGTCACGGATCTGGGTTTTTGTCTACACGACGGCTTCGTCCGTGACCGATGAGGTCCTTGAGTCCTATGCCGCGATCGTTCGGGATTGGATTCCGGCCCACATAGTTTGTGAGCTCGTGGTGATTCATCCAGGCACCAGGCTATGGGGATATCCGCAACCTGTGCCGGAGTGGGGTGATTGGACGTGGGGCGGGCCGATTGGTGGCGGGCCGACGATAATCGAGGTGTGAGCTATGCCGAAAAACCTTACTGATGCTATCGAATTTGATACGGTCTCGGTCCCCGTAGACACGGACACGGCGGATGGGGCGAGCGTAGAAACAACATTTCAAACACTGACCGATCGGACTCGATATCTCATCGATATGATCTTGAGCATGCGAGTCTCAAATTGGCTTCAAAGCGACGTTTCAAGCATCACAGCGGGGACGTTTTGCAATGGCGCGAACGTGATGGCGATTTGCTACGACGCTGCTGAAGATCGATTTTACGCGATCGATGATGACGGCGCGGTCGTGATGACGATACCGCCTAATTTTTCGTCGACTCCTACGACTCCCGGTGGCGGTCCGCATCTTTGGTACGATCACACTTCCGATCCATTAGACAACACCTTGTGGACTGCAAGCGGTGGAATGGTCGGAATTGCCGCAAACAACGGAACGGTTGTTGGTGTATCGGCGTCTACTTCTGGTCAAGTGGCGAGGGCGACGCGTTTTGGTGCGTTTTCTGCTCAAACCCCAGCGGAGTCAGCTTCTTGGGGCACGGTTTCATACGATCCTGGCTGTGGGCTATTTTTCATTGGTGGGGCTGGCGGGGGAGTTCCGGCACATGTCGAAACCAGTCCCGATGGATCTACCTGGACTAGCAGATCGACAGCGTCAGGATTTTCTGTGAATGGGGTTGGTCCGGCCGCGATTGCATCAGACCCCGCTGGTGTTGGCGGGACAATGATCATTACTCAAACAGAGTACTCCCACACAACGAACGGGACGAGCTACACCTATGGAACCCATGGCCTAGGGAGTTCTCCGAAAGCTCTAACCTACTCTGATGGTCGATGGATCGCGGTACTGACGAATGGAGATATTGCCTATTCCGACGACGACGGTGACAACTGGACCACGGTTACGACGCCGCTTGACGATTTCGTGTCGACATATGTGCATATAGCTGCCGACGGACTCGGCGGCGTTGTGGCCTCGGCCTCGGGGTCTGGAGATTCATTCCTGTGGGCGTCCAGCGACAACGGTCTAACGTGGGATACCGTCTATCAGCAGTCGATGAGCGATGCCATGGAGTCGGGCCCCTGCTACGGCGGCGGGCACTTCGCGGCGATCGGGTGCCCGTCTGGCGGGACCGTGGCTGCAATGCACACGATGCGGGTGATGGAGATATAGGAAGGTTTTGAGATGAGCACGATAACACAAGAGGGTCGCAAAACGGCGTTGGATGAGTACGGAGTGAGGCTCCTTCCGTCGTCCACAGACCGGAGTCATTCGATCGCTGCCTCGATGGCCTGGGGGCCATTCGCAGAGGGTGACTACCTCACGATCGTTGTGACCGAAAAGAGCTACATGGTGACGGGTGATGAGTCGGCAATCGCCACCACAAGCGGGGTATTGCTACCCGCGGGAGCCTACGATTTCGCGGTGCCCGCAGGGGTTACCCATGTTGCTCTTATTAGCTCGGTTTCCGGGGCCGTTGCGGCTGTGTGGAAGAGCTGATGAGGCGATCGGTCTATCGAAGCGCTCGGCGCCTATCGATCCCGGGATCGGGAAATCCCCGGATCATCAATAATCAGTCGGTCCTGCAGACCACGACGATCTATCTATCAGCGCCGGCGGGGTCGACCGTTGTGGTGGCATGGGGCGACGGCAATTACTCCAACCTGACGGCCGATGGAAGTCTGAAGACTCTTTCCCATGACTACGCGGCGACTGGGATATATTTCATCGAAATATTCGGGGACGTGGACAGGATAGTTGATTTTAGGTTCTACTCTACATCTTTCCTTTCTGGGCAGATCAAAGATGTTATAAGAGGGATGAATAACCTATCTGTTTTCTATTGCTACGCAACCGGGCTGACTGGCGATTTATCTGAATTTGAGTTTTGCTCGAACATGACTCAAATAAATGTAAACGGAAACCCACCAATAACGGGCGATCTCTCGAGTCTTTCTCATCTAACAGGATTGACGAATCTTGTCACTTCTTCGTCCAGCATAACGGGCGATCTCTCAGACTTAAATGCTTGTACCGGGATGAATCAGCTTCGATTGAATGGGGCTTCTTCTGTCACTGGCAATATGTCATTTTTTTCAGGACGAGATATGATATTTGTGGATTTATATCTTACTCAAGTTACCGGAGATATAGCAAATTTATCTGATTCGGCTGGCGGATATTCCATAGTCACGGCTGCGACTCCTACAACTGGAGATCTTAGTGTCATCGCGAATTTTCGAGCAGACGTCAATACGCAATTTCAAAATAATGTTGGGGCAACGTTGACGTATTCTTCTGGGACATTACCAGCTTTTAGTGGATCGCATAATATGGCCAATTGCGGTTTATCTACTACTGAAATCGATGATCTAATCAATGATTTTGCTGCTACTGCTGCAGGAACTGGGTTGAGAAGTTTGTATCTTGTGGGACAAACAAGATCTCACGCTAGTGATGCTGGCTATGCTGCGCTCGTCGCGCTCGGATGGGCAGTGTCGGTCGGAGGTCCTTGATGATTGTCAAAACGTCGGAGCTCCGGCCTCCCCTCACGATCCACGGCACGGTCGACTCTTTCGACGAAGAGGGCATACCGGCGACGAGCCATCTCGATTACATCGAATATCACCGGGGCGGTAATTCGAGGTATGTGGTGACCAAGGCCCCGGATTTGGGAAAAGAAACGACTGAGGTTTTCGAGAAAATCTCAGACATAAAAGAGGTGGTTTCTCGTGTCGGATGAAGTGACCAGGGTCGATCGCCAGAGCATGCTCGAGATGGTGCTCGTCGAGCTCCGGGAGTTCAAGGCTGACACGGCGAAGCAGCTCTGCGAGCTCAACACCAGCGTGGTGCTTTTGAAAAACGAGGTTGCAAGGCAGGGCGAGGTCCTCGGCGGCCTCGAGGCGTCGTGCTCGAAGCGGCTTCGCATCTGCTCGGCTCGAGATCGATCGAACGGGAGCTCGAGCCCGAGCTCGTGGACTCCCGAAGACGAAAGTGAGGCGCAGATATGAACCCTTCAACACCCGTACCCGATCGAAGCTGGCCGTCGACTCCGCCGTCGAGAATCGAAAAAGAGATACTGCTCGAGGACGTGAGGCAGTGGAAAAAGCGACGCTGGCAGATATTCACGATTGCCTTGATTTTCATCCTCGGATCGTTTGGTGGTTTGACGATATGGGTTTACGGGATCGGCGAGAGGGTCGGGAGCGCTCAAACTATCATGGGATACATGCGGACGGCGGCTGATGCAGACCGGGTGAACATCGGCAAAAACTCTGATGCGATCCGATCGATGGAGCGCGAAAACGCTCAGCAGTACTCCGAAATCAAGCAGCAGCTCGTGGGCATCAACACCGAGCTCCAGAACCTTGGCGAGGTCATGAGACGTAAGAAAGGCCGGTGAGACGATGAAGATCACAAAGACCAAGCTCGAGCTCGCCGCGATCATCTGCGGGACGGTGATCGTTCTGGCGGTGGTTGCGTTCTCTTGGGCGAGCGGTGAGAAAATCTCGGTCTCCGAGGTGCTCGAATCGATTTTCACGTTCGGAGCCGGAGCGCTCGTCGCCCTCGGGCTGAAAAAAAGTGCGGCTGCAGGGACGATTTTGATCGCTTTCGTCGGGCTCCAGGCTACGGCGTGCAGTCCGATGAGCTGGGAGACTGCGAGGAGCACGATCGCCGGCGCCGAGGACGCTCTAGACAGCGTCGAAGACCTCGTCCCTACCGATCACGAGGGTTGGGATATTGCCGTCTCAGAAGCCCATGGGGCGCTCGAGCTCGGCGAGCTCGCCGTCGATGCGTGGGAGGCCTCCGGGGACTCCGGGGGGTGGACGAAATGGGTCGCTCCGGCGGTCAGGGCAATCGCGGTCGTGCTCGCGATGATCAAGGACGCGGGGGTCGAAGTGCCGGCGCCACTGCTGGCGGCCTTCAGCGCGCTGCAGCTCATCGGGGCCTTCGTATGACGACAGGGGTTTTCATCCGGGAGCTAAGCCAGTCAATCCATGGGACTCCGAGGCAGGCCGCGGAAAGAGCTGCTTCGGCTGCGGTTGATTTCGTGGTGTTTGCGATCCTCTGGCAGGATCGCGGCCGTCGCCAGCGATTCATGAACGAGCGATCTTTGCTCGATTACGCTCTGGTGATGAGAGATGTCGGGGTCGATGTCTGGCTCTGGTCGTACCCCTGGGTGGAGATGGAAGAGCTCTGTGTCCGAACGTTTCGGCGCCGAACCGACGAGCTCGGCGGCGCTGTCTCCGGCTGGATTATCGATCCCGAGCTCGGGTACAAATGGGACCACGAGCACCCGGAGGGGGTCGTTCGCCGCGGGGCGCAGTCGCTGATGGAGGGCCTCGTCGACGCGGCCGATGAATCGATCGACATCGGGGTGACGAGCTACGGCGCGATACATCTTCCTTGTCACTCGAATTTTCCGTGGGATGTTTTCACGGCCTACGGAATCCAGATTCCGCAGATTTACAACATGGCCCGGTCGATGGTGAAGCGGTGTCTCGACGGGTGGAGAGCGGTCGGTGATTATCCCGGCGGTGCAAGCCTACGGCGACCATGATGAAGAGGAGCTCGCGCCCTGGCTCGAGATGGTGCACGAGGTCGCGCCATGGCTCGCCGGTCAAATATTCTGGAGCTGGAGACAGATTTCAAAGCGGGAATGGAAGACGATAGCTGCGTTTGCCGGGCGCTGAATGGGCGCTCGAGAAGAAGAGCCAGGTGGCGATATGAAAGAGGCCCGGGCGTTGCACCCCCGGGCCTTTGTTTGTCGAGAGGTAGCGAATCGGCTACAAGTATTGATCATCGTCTTGTAGATTTTCGACCCTGTGGCGGAGAACTCGCTCAACATCGTCCTGCTCGAGCACCACCTCGGCCTCGTCGACGAGCTCCTTCGCGATCCTCTCGATATCCTCGTCCGAGCTCTCGGCTGTGAGCCCGAGCTCCTCATCACTGGATGGGTCGAGGTAGATGCCCGCGTCCCACGGCTCCCACACATCATTCGGGTCGAGGTGCATGGAGAGGTCGGCGATGGCGCTCTCGACGGAATAGACGGCGGCCTCGGCCTCTTCGTCGAGATGCCCTACGAAGTTGCTTCCATTCCACTCAACCGTCGAGTGCTTTAGGATGGTCTCGCAAAATTCTTTGACGTCGTCGGCGAGCTCCGCAAACGCAGAGCGGCGGAGCGGCGGGATAGTCCACTCGATGTCGCGGCCATGAAACGCCCTCATCGTCTGTCCGCCTCCGATGTTCGAGTCGTAGTACGCCTCGAGGGTGTGCTCCTCGAGGTTGAGACAGAGGTGCACCGGCTGGCGCTGAGTCTGTCCCTGGTAGTGGCAGTAGAGCTCGTCGTCGGTCTCGAGTTGCTTGATCGTAATGTCTGTCATGCTGGCCTCCCTATACTTATAAATATACACACGAACGTGTGTAGAGTCAAGAAAAAAGAGCATAAAAAAACACAAAAAAATGTGTTTGATGGTGGTGATAATCGTGTATAAATATATAAGGAGGGTAAAATGACCAAAGATCGCGTCAATATTAGTCTTGAAAAATCAACCACTGATCTCATTAGGAGAGTCGGCAATACATCGCGCTACATCGAGCAGCTGTTCCTCGATGCCCGGCAGTCGTGGCTCGAGGCGCTGTCCGTGGTACGTGAGAGCGGCTGGGGTCGGGCCGAGGTGCTGGCGGCCTGCGATGCGTTCAATGGGCATTTCTGGCAACGGGGCGACGATAACGGGTGCGCGATTTCTGCGGGGCTGGCAGATGCTACCGAGCTCGATGGGCTCGCGACTAAATGGGAGCTGCGGCCGAAGGCATGGAAGAAAAAACTCGACGAGCTGGTGACGGATGATCGTCTGGCCGAAGCGCTCGCCGTCGTGGTGCGCGAGTTCTGGCGACACAACGCCGAACTCGAGGCGCAGATCGAGCGACTGTAGCCCAACCCTCCATAGTACGGCATGAATTCGGGGTCAAACCAGGGGATGAATTCGGGGTCAAGCCGGGTTTTTCGGGGTTGAACCGGGTTTTTTCGGGTAAAGCACCCTTGGCTGTCGGGGCTCCGCCGCGTACCATCAGGCCATCCGGGAGGGGAATATATGTCGAAAGAGGGATGGGTCTTTGTGTGCGCGATGGGGGCGTTGCTGGCTGGTTGCTGCGGCGGACCGCCCGAGGAAACCGCCCCGGCCGAGGGCGCGACAGCACCGAAACCAGCGGCTCCGGCTCCCACGGAAGACCCAGTTGCTGAGTTCGCTCGCGTGGCGAGTAAGGCCCTTCCTCAGCACGACCACAACATGGGTGAGACGTTTTCTCTCGGCGTCTTCTCCCACAAGATCATAAGCCGGTCATTTCACTCGTCGCTGATCAACCAATACACGAGACTGGTCGCTCCTCCTGGGGCTTCGTACTTGGTTATCCGTTACGAGGTAATCAACCAAGGCAAAGAGACAGCGACCGTCAGAGACGACGATACAATAGAGCTCCATGACTCGGAGGGGCGCATCTACCGACCGGACGAGGAGGCAATGGCCGTGCTCGCAATGAAGGGAGAGGCTTGGCTCATTGGCCTGGGAGCACTACACCCTGGCGTGCGGCGCGAGGCTTCCTTGGCCTTTCAGATGCCCGAGAATGCCAGACCTCGCCTCCTAATAGTGCGGGGGTCTCGCGTGTGGCTCGAAACGGCTCAGACCGAGCTGGCAACCCCCGGCAGTTTGATGGCGAATGGAATAGTTCTTCCCCTGTTGGAGGTGCGGAGGTTTGACAGAATACGCGAGTTCATGGCTCCCGAGGATAGCGCCAATGCCACAGATGAAACGATGAAAGGGTGGGCCGTGGCGGCCAATGAGGCAAAGACCTCGCAGGGCAACCGTCAACTCGGCATAGGCAGTGACCCAGAAAACACCGTCGCCGGCGAGCTCGTGTCGACGAAGCTCAAGTATCTTCCGCGAGGCCGCTGGAGCAAGAGCGACGGCGGCGTGGACATCACGATCCGTCATCGGGGCGGGAGATACTATTTTGTCGATATTCGGATAGAGCCACCAAGAAGAGGTCGAGCTCGGCCCACGGAGGACCCATCGCCACAAATAAAGGCTAACCCATTCGACTGATTTCAAATGGTTATGGCGGGTTGACAGTTATAGTATACTAGCTGGGCGCTCAGCGGGAGGGTCCGCCGGTCCAAGTGCCGTCGGTTGAGCCCCTCCCCTGGGCGCCTCGTTTTTTTTTCTTGACAAAACTCGAAAAACTCCTCCATAGTCGCAATTGCTCAACCGACGTGTGCTTGGTCTGCAAGCATTACGAGAAAAAACAAAATGGGACGCCCGGGATAGGTGCGTCCAGCTCGTGATCGCCAGCATACGCGGTTCCGCTTTGGAGGAACCGATGCTCATCTGTAACCGTTGCCAGAAAATAATCTCAAAAGACGAACTCGATGACGATGACGTGGTCCGTCACGGGTGCTGCCGAACCTGTCTAGACTCGCTCCAAAGCGAGCTCAAAAACCTGCAAAATTTGCGAGAGGTGCGTAGAGGCTTACGCACTAGACCTGCATCAAGTGGCGTTGAATAACAGTCGAATTGCATTCAACTACGGTCAACACCGCTCAACAGTAACATGGTTGGTTGACCTGCGTTCACCGTAGCTGAAATCCGGGGGGGTGCATGCATTGTATTTGGCCTGACTGTTGCCTAGTCAGGCACGAAACGAGGGGACCGGAAAACAATGGAGTTTCTGACAGTAGACGAGATGGCGGCGATGCTCAAAGTTCGCAGGAGAACTGTCCGTGAATATATCAAAAGAGGACAACTGCGTGGATACCTGTTCGGGCGAATATATCGAGTCCGCAAGGACGACTTCGAAAGGTTCGTTTCCGGCTATTTGCTTATCTCGCAGTGAGGCAATAGCGGAAGCACTGGCCAGGCATGAGGCCAAGTGTAGGCCCCATCACTGGCTACTATCACGGTTATCGGGTGGCGACTATGTGGTCGTACCAGTGGACTACGATTACATAGAAATCACCCCTGAAATGATAGACGAAATAAAAGAGATCGAAGATATAGACATAACCCCAAATGAGTATTTTGAAGGGTGTTTCGAGTGAAAACTTGTGAGCTCTGCGGCCGGAAAAAAGAGGACGGCCTGCGGTGGGACACCGGAGATTATTGGCTCTGCTCGAGTTGCTCCAGGGCACAGCTTAGGAAAGGGAGAGACATGGGTACAGACATTGTTGCATCGGTAACCGGGGAACTGACGAACAAGTGGAAGGCCGAGCTTTTCGCAGATGGACTCAAGGACAAGAGAACAACGTTTTTACGATTCGCCCAGGCGGCCGTCGAGAATGACAAAGCATTGCAGCAATGCGATCCGATGTCTCTTGTCGAGAGCATAACTAAGGCCGCGCTGATGGGCCTGGCTGTCAATGATGGGACCGAAGAGGCGCATCTGATTGCGTACGGAAAAAAGGCCAAGCTCGTCATCGGCTACCAGGGAATGATGCGACTAGCCCGAGAGAATCCCGAGGTAGAGGACGTCTGGGCGGAGACGGTATATGAGGGAGACGATTTCTCGTGTTCAGCTGGACTGCATCCCGATCTCAGTCACACCCGACGATTCAAGAGTCTCAAGCCAGAATTTTTCTACGCGATCGCCCAGTTCAAATCTGGCCGTACTCGCTTCCATGTCATGAGCAAAGCTGAGGTAGACGAGATAAAGCGCAAGGCTGCGGCCAGCAACTCACCGGCGTGGCGCGACTGGTACGACAGGATGGGCGAGAAGACAGTTATCCGCAAGCTGTGCAGAAAGCTCCCCAAACCTTCATGGCTGGCCCGAGCTACGGCCTACGACGAGCTCGACGAGCAGGGCTACCACGAGCCCCCTATCGAGACAAGTGTCGAGCTCGACGAGGAATACGCAGCGGTGTCGGAGTAGCCGTGCGCTGCAAGGGACACAATAAGTCCTGGCACCGTGCCGACTGCCACATGTGTGGGCGCTGCAAGGATTGCGGAGCGCAAATAACGGGAGAGCTCTCCATGGCTGATTATGGGTTGTGCCCGGCCTGCCTCCGGGCACGGCTCGAGCAATCGAGGATCACGCGCGTCTGCTTCCGGTGCGGGCATCGTCTACGAGAGCTCAGGGTTGCGCTGCTGGCGTGCCCTAAATGCGGGCTGCTGGTGAGCCGATGAGCTTTGTCATGACAGTCGATCCGGGCTCGAGGCGCGCTGGCTGGGCGTGGTGGTGGCTGAACGAGGAACAGGACCAGCTGCGCCTCGAGCTCCGGAACTGGGGAAGGCTCCATAAAGCTCGCTCGGCGCTCGAGCACTATCACGTGCTGCGCAACTGTTGCTACGACCTCCACGAGACGGAGCTCGTCATAGAGGGTCAGTGGTACAGGGAGCCAACTAGGCGAGACGGGCAGAAGGAGTACCACAGCGCTCCATTCAAACGGGTGCTCCCCATCGTCGAGGATAGGGTTCGCTGGATGTCGGCTGCTGAAATCCTCGGGGGCCGGACAACCGTTGTCGACCCTGGGGAGTGGATACCGAGCATGACGAAGGGAGCGCCGGGGGAGACGCCGGACGATCGTATTCGCTGGGTGACGAAGAAACGATTTCCTCGTATCGAGCTCATCGACGACGAGCACGCCGCCGTGCTGCTGGGTTGCTATGTCGCTGGGCTCCGGGGGTGGAGGGTTCGATGAGTAGTCATGCCGTCATGACCAAGCTCGACTGGATAGCTGCCGCCTGCGCTGCCAATTGGCGCAGCGCTGCGCCTATGGCTCACCCCCGGCCGAGGCGGCGCAGGCGGCGGCTGACGGAGCGGGAGTACTACCGCATGTGTGAGGAGAGACGGAGACGATGTTTGTGTTCAGGTACGTACTGTTTGTGATTCTGCTCGTGGCCCTGCCTGCCATGGCGGAGGTGCCCGAGCTCGAGGTGGAGCGGGCGGTGCTCGTGCTGCAGCCCACCTATACACCCTCGCAGGCGGCGGCCTGGGCTGGTGTTCTCTACGCCGCTGGGCAGGAGACGGGCATCGATCCGCTGTTGCTCACGGCGCTGGCATTCCGCGAGTCGAGCCTACGCCAGGACGTGGTGGGCTCTCGCGGCGAGATTGGTGCTCTACAGCTCCATGGTGTGAGTCTGCGCCATCTCCCCCGTGGCTGCGACCCCCGGGAGCTGAGCTGCAACGTGAGGGGGGGAGCTGCTTTCCTGCAGTGGGTGAGGGCGACGTGTGGGGGCCCGTGGGACGTCTGGGTGGGCGCCTACGGGCTCAGTCGGTGTCCCGCTGATGGGGAGGCAGCTTCCCTCCCGAGCGTGCGGCGAGCTCGGGTGCTCTACGAGCAGATAGGGGGAAGGGGCTGGCGATGACGACAGCGGTGGTAATGGCCGGCGGCCGCGGGGCTCGAATGGGCTGGCATGTGCTCGATCGCCCCAAGGCGCTGCTACGCTACAGGGGCTTACCTATAATTGAGCACATCGTCTCGCACCTCCGGGACGAGGGCGTCGAGCGTATCTTCGTTTCCACCCACTACAAGGGCCACATGATCGAGGAGTACCTCGGATCCGATGTGGAATACCTGCGGGAAGAGGTTCCCTTGGGGACGGCCGGCGGGCTCTCGCTGCTCCCACCGATGACGGAGCCCGTCATCGTCGTCATGGGCGATGTCATTTCGTACATCTCGATCTCTGCGCTCCTCGAGGAGCACGAGCCGGTGCTCTCCGTCGGCGTGAGCTCCCATACCTACTGCGTGCCCTACGGCGTGGTGGCCCTGCGAGGCGAGCTGGTGACGGATATCGAGGAGAGGTCGGCGAGAGCTTGGGATGTAGCTGCGGGCTGCTACGTGTTCTCGCCCGAGCTGCTCGATCGGATACCGAAGCGGACCATCGGAATGCCCGAGCTCGTGCGCAATACCATTGCGGCTGGCCTGCCGGTGAAGGCCGTCACCGTCCCGGCGGGGAAACACTTCAGCACTCCGGAGGATTTGGGTGTGAGAGATGGATGCTGAGAAAATAATGCGGATATACCGCGAGTCGATGAAGTTCAAAACGTTTGTGGGCACCTACTTCGGATTTTGCGGAATGTCGATGATGACGGGTGACGTGAAGTCGGCGATGGACGCGCTTGATGATGTCATCGCCCAGGCACGGGTGATACGGGCTCTGCTCGAGGTACCCGAGGACGTGGAATATGCAAATTAGGGAGGGAGCGATGTCCCGCCTATTCCTGGTTTTGGTGGCAATGTCAATTTTGTCGGGCTCGGACTGCGAATGCCGGCGGCTCGAGGCCCTCGACGAGGGCATGTACGCGAAGCCCGAATACCTGCCCTGGGCGATCGTTCCCGAGCCCGAGCTCGAGCTCGAAGTTGAGCAGGCTTGCGCCTGGTGGAATGACGAGATGTCGCGCGATGGTGTAACGCGCGTGGTGGTCCATGTTGAGCCCGGTGCGGACTACCCGGAAGACACTCACGGAGTTATCCCGGTTTTCTTCGGCTATCTTCCGGAGAACGAGGACGGAACCGATCCGGGGGGGCTGTTCGAGTACGCCGAGAGAGACGGGCGGCTCCTCTACGGGACGATCACGATCTCGGCCGACCTGGAATACCACCGGGAAACCGTGGGCGGCGTGCTCCGTCACGAGCTCGGCAACGCGCTCGGCCTCTCCGATGATCCGAATTCGATCGACTTGAACTCGGTGATGTCCTTCGAGCTCGCGGAATATGGCGAGCTCACCGATCACGATTTCGAGCTCGTGGCTGATGTCTACGATAACCAGAACGAGGACTGACATGCACCCGATGTGCGAAACATGTGAATTCTACGGTGATGACGAAGCATATGACGAGGTCTGTTTGTTTTGTGCTTTCAATCAAGAAGACGAGGTCGAGGCGGTGAGCTCCGGCGACGGGGACGGCGATGATCCGAATTCGATCGACCTCAACTCCGTGATGTCATTCGAGCTCGAAGAGTACGGTGAGCTCACCGATCACGATTTCGAGCTCGTCGCCGATGTCTACGATAACCAGAACGAGGACCGATGATGAAAGGGAAAGAGATAATGAACGCAGCACTTAGTCAGCAGCAGCCACTGATCCCAGTAGACGGGCCGGGCGTTAGGCTCGTCGAGAGCAAGGTTGTTCCAATGACGAAGGCACTCGCCGATGAGTTTGCGAACATGAAGAGGAGCTTCGTCGAAAGAGACATTCACGAGTACAGGTTGAAGTGGCTGCTAGAAAGGCTGAAGTCTGGACCTCTTACGGAGTTCGTTTGGTCTCGCGTTTGGCTTGACGGCGAGTGGCACAGGGTGAACGGGCAGACCTCATCGAGAATATATTCCGACGGGTTGCTTCCTGTTCCGTCCAACGCAATTGTCTTGTTGTCATCATATTCGGCGCAAACAAGAAGCGACATCTCTTCGATGTGGGGCGCGTACGATCCACTAAAGAGTTCGAGGTATCAGACGCAGATCCTCGGCGCCTATGCGAGATCGACAAGTCTCTTCGACGATAAAATACCCGAAGACATGCTCGGGAGAATCAAGGCCGCCGTGACCATGGCGACGGGCAAAACGATTTCTTGGGACAAAGAAATACAAGATTTCGTTTCGGATTATGCCGACTTCATTATTTTTGCGCACGAGTTGATTTCGATGGTCAATGGTCGCCGCATGATCGGCAAATCATCGGTGTTGGCCGCTATGTTTGACACATACAACATCGATGAGGCAGCGGCCCGGCAGTTTTGGTCGATGGTTCGGGATGGCACGGGGACCGGCCCGCAGGCTCCCGATCGG